CGACGTGGCCTACATGCAACAGGCTATCTACCAGGAGCTGTCAGAGATTGAGCAGCTTATCCGTATATCTAACCACCCAACGCTGGTTAAGACGTACGACACCGATGCGAGTGCAGGCGCAGGTGCTGTAATCAATATCAGCGACGATATGGACGGCGCACTTAAGCCGTACCAGATGCAACCAAGCGGCGCTAACCTTGATGCTATCCGCGCCTCTATTACTGACAAGATTGACGCTATCAACCGCATGTCGCACATGGGTGCAGTACGTGGCACAGAGGCAATCACGCAGTCAGGCGTGGCAATGCAAACAGAGTTCCAGATGCTCAACGCCAAGCTTTCTGAGAAGGCTGACATCTTAGAGCTAGCCGAAGAACAGTTGTGGCAGTTGTGGTGCACATGGCAAGGGCATGACTTGCATGAAGTAGAGATTAGCTACCCTGACAGCTTCGACATTCGTGACTACGAAAGCGAGTTGCGCTACCTGCAACAAGCTAAGGCGTCAGGCGTGCGTTCTACTACATTTGCACAGGCTGTCGATAAGCAGATTGCAGACCTGTTGCTTGATGATGAAATGCTTGCACAGGCACACACTGAGATTGAGCAAGGACAGCAGGCACTTGGTGACTTCACGGCAGTAGCGCCAGCAGATGAACAGTGATGAGCTGATAGCAGGTCTAGGGGGCATCTCTGACCCGCACGAGCGTAGGCTGTCTCGTGCTATTGCTAACCTAGAGTTAAGGCTAACTGACTTACTTGCAGGCTTGCCCCTACGTGATGGCGTACTGTTTGACCTAGACGCAGCCATTGCCTTACGCGCACAGCTAGACGGCATTGTTCGCACTGAGTTCCTAGAAGAAATAGACGCCATCATTCGGGAGTACCCTGACGCAGTAGAGCTGACACAGCAGTTCATGTCGCAGTTTGCAGACTTCCGTGTACCGCAGAGCGTTATCGGGCAACTACAAAACTTTAGTTTTACAGGCCATGAGCAGCTAGCTAATGATTTTGTTGAGGCGCTCTATCAGCAGGTATACAACAACACCCTTACAGGCACGCCATTCAGCGCAAGCCTTAATGAGCTGAACAGCCTGCTAGACTCAACACTTGCCCGCCACTCTAAGACAATTTTGCACGATGCCTTGTTTGAGTTCAGCGCGTCGGTAGCGTCAGCCAGTGCAGCAGAAGCAGGCATTGAACGCTTTGTGTATGCGGGTGATATTATTGATTCAACGCGCGACTTCTGTGAGAGGCACGTTGACAAGGAATACAGCATCGACGAGATACGAGAAATCTGGGCGGAGAGCTGGGCAGGTAAGAAGCCAGGCGACCCGTTTAGAGTTAGAGGCGGTTACAACTGTCGGCACTATTGGGTGCCTGTCGTAGACTAGGAGGACGTATGCCGTACCACAAGAAAGACAAGCGTAAGAAAAAGCGTAAGTCACGCTAATTTGATACAATTAACCCTACTCGAAAGAGGATTCGTAACATGAGCGATGAAATCATGGCTGACGCGGTAACTGAAGCCGCAGTGGAAACACCCGAAGTTCAGGAAACTAAGACGTTCACGCAAGAGGAACTCGACCGAATAGTGGCCGACCGTGTTGCCCGTACCAAACGGCAATATGACAAGCGACTAGATGGTATCGACCTTGACGAAGCCCGACAGCTTTTACAACGTCAGCAAGAAGCTGAAATTGAGAAGCAGAAGGAACGCGGAGAGTTCGAGTCGATTCTTAAGCAGACCGTCGAAAAGAAAGACCAAGAGATTAGGACGTACAAGCAACGTCTCGAAAGCCAGTTAGTCGATGGTGCTTTGCTATCGGCGGCGAGTAGGAACAACGCAGTATCGGCAGAGCAGGTTGTGCAGTTAGTACGTGGTGCGGTTCGGCTGTCTGAAGACGGCACAGCAGAGGTTGTAGACTCGAACGGTACACCACGATACAACGACAAAGGCGACCCCGTGAGCGTTGATGAGCTTGTTGGTGATTTCTTGACTACAAACCCGCACTTCGTAAAGGCGTCAGTTGGTGGCGCTGGCTCGCAAGGAGCGGTAGGTGGTTCCACGTCGAAACCTATGTCGGCGGCTGAAATGGAAGCTAACTGGGAAAACGGAGGCAGAGAAGCCTACCGTGCCATGATGTTAGCAAATAAATAACCGCTTACTTTAGGAGATTTCACTTATGGCGGCTTCAACTAGTTCAACACTCGACGACCTGTTTGCAAATATCATCATGCAGGCTCGTTTCACTGCCGAAGAGCAATCGCTCATGGCTGGCCTTATCACTCGTTACGACATCGGCAATGTTGCTGGTACTACTATCCAAGTACCTAAGTACCCATCCGTTGCGGCGGCTGACCTGACTGAAGGCACTGATATGTCTTCAAGCACTGTCAGCACTTCTGGCGTCACTGTTACTGTCGGCGAAGTTGGTGCGCAAGTCGTATTGACTGACGTTGCAGCAATGGGCGCTGGTAACCCTGCACAGGAGCTAGGCACTGTATTGGGTAACGCAATTGCTACTAAGATGGACCAAGACATCATTGCTTTGTTCGATGGTCTTTCTGCATCTTTGGGAGCGGCTGCACAGGAGATTACTGCGGCTGACGTATTTAAGGCTGCGGCTACACTTCGTAATGCTAAGGCACCCGGTCAGTACGTAGCGGTATTGCACCCCTACCACGCTTACCAGTTGGCAGCTAACCTGACCAACACCTTTGCCAACCCCAACGGTGGCGACATTCAGAACGAAGCAATGCGCTCTGGCTTTGTTGGCTCATTGGCAGGTATCGACGTATACCAGTCAGCTAACATCACTGTTGACGGTAACGGCGACGCTAAGGGTGCGGTCTTTGCTCCAGAAGCAATGTGTATTGCTATGAAGCGTGACTTCAACCTTGAGACTCAGCGCGACGCATCACTCCGTGCCTTCGAGCTTAACGCTACTGCCGTATACGGTGTTGGTGAGCTTGATGACAGCTACGGTGTTGAGATGTTCTTCGACGCTACTCTCTAAGATGTACACGCCCCTTCGGGGGCGTTTTACTCTGAGGATTTTATGGCAGTCAATTATCGCGGTGAAAGGTTTGAAGACTACAACGTGGCAAAGCGTACGCCACGGCACCCGTCTAAGTCTCACGCGGTTTTGGCTCGCTACAAAGGTGCAATCAAGCTGATTAGGTTTGGCGCTAAAGGCGCGAAGACTTACCCGCCAAAGGATGGGGAGTCTGCACGCGACAAGGCCATGCGAGCGGCTTGGTACGCACGACACGAAAAGAATCTACGTAACGCGACGCCATTAGATGCAGTCTATTGGGCCGCTAAGACCAAGTGGTGATTACATGGCGTTTAGTGACGACAGCAACCTAGTAGAGTTAGTGCCAGACATTTTGGAATTCGGCATTACTAGCTTTACCGACGAACACGCTAGAGCGCAGGCAGATGTCGAGCGCGAAATACGCAATCGCTGGTGGCACCGTAAGGGCATTGCTGGCGAAATGAATGTGACCTATCTAACAGACTCACAGTGGACGCGCGCTAACTCCTATCTCGTATTGTGGAAGTACGTATTACCACAGCTTACGAATTGGGTAGACGACGACCGCTTTTTGCAGATGATTGACTTCTACAAAGCCCGTTACGGCGAGGAGCTAGACGCAGTGTTTCAGGACGGCGTTGAGTACGACGCAGATGACGACGGCACTGTCACTGACAAGGAAAAGGAAAGCATTCCGCTTAACCGCCTGAACCGATGATTAGCGTAAGCATAGACACTAAGCCCCGTGACCTGCGCAAGATGGTGCAGAAGCTAGGGCGCACGTTTACCAAGAACCACAGACGCGCCATGATGAGAGCTGCGGCAGTGGGTAGAGCGCGTATTGATAAGCGCACGCGCTTAGGCTTAGATGTTCACGAGCAACCATTCCGTCCGTACACTGATGCTTACAAAGGGTTCAGGCAGCAAAAGGGCAGACCTGTAGACAAGGTTAATTTAATCTTCACAGGCAAGATGCTCGGCGACATGCAATTTGGCATGAAGGGCCAGGACGGTATTATCAACTTCAGTCGTAGGACAGAGGCCAAGAAGGCGGCGTTTAACAATCGCAAGCGTCAATTCTTTGGCCTTAACAGAGGCGACACTCGTGCTATCCGCGATGCTTACTTCAAGGGGCTTAAGATATGAGCGTTAGAGAGAACATCGCCGCCAATATTGTGACGGCACTGTCTGCCATATCGACGCCAAATGTTAAGAAGGTCACGCGCGAGCCTTTCGACTTTGACAAGCTATCTAACGCACAGTTTCCCGCTATATTAGTAAGGACGGCAAACGAGACACGCGAGGACGCAAGCCTTGGCGGTAGCATGACCAGCAGGCATGGCACTATCGACTACCAGCTTGTTTGCTTTGTTAAGCACAAGAACATCGACACAGCACGCAACCAGATTGCAGAGGCTATCGACGAAAAACTTGATGAAGATAGAACGCGTGGCGGTTACGCGGTAGACACGCAGGTTATCAGCGTTGAGGTGGATGATGGTACAATAGACCCTATTGGCGGCGTCATTGTCACCGTACAGATTCTTTATTCATATACACGCGGCGACGCGTAAGGGAGAAAATTCATGGCTACACATAAAGGCTCAAGCGGTGTCGTAAAGGTTGCCGCTAGTGGTGGTTCCGAGACAGCAGTTGGCGAGGTTCGGTCATACTCAATTGATGAAACTGCTGACACCATCGAAGATACAGTAATGGGTGACACTGTTAAGTCTTACCTTTCTAGCCTCAAAGACGCCACACTCACAATCGACGCATTGTGGGACGACGCAGACGCACAGCACTTGGTGCTTGATTCTGGCGCGGCTATCGACTGGGAAATTCACCCCACTGGCACAGGCACAGGCGAGAAGTATTACGGCGGTGCTGGCATCGTGACTGCGAAGACAATTTCAGCCTCTTACGATGGCTTGGTTGAGGCGTCCTTTTCTGTGCAAGTCTCTGGCGCTGTAACAGAGTCAACTAACTAATGGGTCTCGCTAAAGAATTGCGAGCGCGTCGTAAAGGCTCGCGTCGCAAAATTAGCGTTGCAGAATGGGGGGACGGTGACGGCGATTTCGTTTTGTTCTGTCGCCCTCTAACCTGCTATGACCTTAACGAGCTGCAAAAGCGCCACCCGCAGGTAATGCAAAATCCAAGCATTGCCGCGATGGTTGATTTGATTCTTATGAAGGCTGAGAGCAAAGACGGCGAAAAGCTGTTTAGCTCTGCCGAGGACCGCATCGACTTAATGGGGGAAGAGACAACCGTTGTCTCGCATATTGCCAATGAGATGTTCGGCACTATCGAGTCATTTGAGGATGTCGAAAAAAACTAAGAAGCGGTCAGACGAGGATGAACCTTATTGCCTTAGCTGACCGCCTACACAAGACCATTGAAGAAGTAGAGCAGATTTCGGTTACTGAGTTCCATGAGTGGCTCGCTTACTTCAAGATTATGAGCGAGTCGAACGATGGCAAATGAAACCGTAAGCATCCGCATCAAAGCGTTTGACCAAACGCAAAGAGCCTTGCGCGGCATACAAGCCGCCTTTGGCAGACTCTCAAAGGTTTTCTTTAGCTTTAAGACCGCGCTAGTTGGTGCCGTAGGCGCTGCTGGTATTGGCCTGCTAATTAGCAATTCGCTAAAAGCCACAGACGCCTTGGCTAAAACCGCCAGTAAGATAGGCACCACCACCGAAGCCTTAAGCGCCCTGCAATTTGCGGGGCAACTAACAGGCGTTGAAGTTAACACGATGAACATGGCGCTTCAGCGGTTTACCCGTAGAGCGTCAGAAGCGGCTGTCGGCACAGGTGAGGCTAAGGGTGCAATCCGTGAGCTAGGCATTGACGCAAGACAGCTTGTGCGCCTGCCACTTGATGAGCGAATGCTTGTTCTTGCTGACGCTTTTGAAAATGTAAAAAGCGAGTCTGACCGACTACGTTTGGCTTTCAAGCTATTTGACTCTGAGGGTGCTGCACTTGTAAACACCCTGAGCCAAGGCCGTGCTGGGCTTTCTGAAATGCTTGGCGAGGCTCGCAGTCTTGGCATTGTGATGTCGTCGAATGCCGCAGAAGGCGTTGAGGATGCGAACGACGCTTTATTGAGGCTAGGCTCATTATTTACTGGTGTTACTAGACAGGTTACAGCGGCGTTAGCCCCAGTCATTGCCTCGTTCGCTGATTTAATGACAAACAAACTTGTAACTGCCTTTGATGAAACGAAAGGCGGGGTTCAAGAGTTTGCGAAGACGCTTGCAATTGAGGCGGTCAAAGCTGTCATTAAGGCTGTTAAGGGGTTTGAGACGCTAACGAATGGTCTGATTTCTACTGTAAATGAAATTATGAAAGCTAGAGACGCTATAAGAGCGTTTTTTGGTGGCGATGAAACTGCCGAACAACTTGCAACGCAGATTGAAGAGGTTACAGCTCAAGTTGATAGACTGCGAGCCAAAACAGAAGGAAAAGAAACATTTGCCAGTATGCGGGCAGATATGATTCTTCTTAGAAGCGCGGAGCGTCAATTAGAACGTTTACAAGAAGCACAGGCCAGACTACAAGAAACTGGTGATACGGGACTCATAGACCCAATATCCCTTCAGGGGTTACTAAGCACCTTGCAAGGCCTCATCCCGACTATCAACGAGGTTACTGACTCAGTAGATAACTTAGCTGACTCTACAAACGAAAAGATACCGACGGCCTTTGAAACCTTTATGGCTAACTTGCAACGCACGAGAGAGTTGGCAGGAGACTTAACACCACAACTAGAAACGCTAGGTGACCAAGCTATCACAGGCTTAGGCAGGTCATTCACAGCGGCAATTACTGGCGCGGAAAAGTTTAGCGACGCT